AGGTGTGGTGGGGCGATGTTTATAAATTCGCTATGACTATGCACAATTACGGATTAGAGTTTAAAACATTCAACATCGACAATGGTTGCATGGTTGTTTCAAAAACACCCATGATCCGCCCCGTTCATCCAAGTAACGTAAAATATGATTGGGAAACCTTTAATCTTTATAAAGATTCTCTTTTAAGGATTACGGACGAGGTTGTAATTTGAGGTTATGAAGTTATCCTTTGACACCCACGGGAATGAAAAGCAAAAAGAATGTTGCAGGGCATGGCTTGACGATTCTATTACCGATATTTATTTTGGTGGTGCCAAAGGAGGTGCGAAAAGTTTTACCACTTGCTCACTAATTTTCGGGGATGCCCTCACCTACCCTGATACCAGGTTTTTTATTGCACGTAAAAAATTAAACGATCTAAGAAAATTCACTGTTCCAACGATTTCGAAAGTATTTCAGAATTGGGGAATAAAGCAGACTGATTATGTGAAGTTTAACGGGTCGGACAACTTCTATCAGTGTTACAACGGTTCAAAAATCCTATTCTTAGAGGCTGCTTACATGCCCAGCGATCCACTTTATGAAAGGTTTGGTAGTATGGAATTCACACGCGGCGCCATAGATGAAGCCGGGGAATTTGATTTACCAGCCAAGAATAACCTTGCCGCCTCAATAGGACGATGGAAAAATGAGGAATACGGATTAATGAGGAAACTTTTACAAACCGGCAACCCGTCCAAGAATTATACTTACCGCGATTATTACATTCCTTATAAGGCAGGTAAATTAAAACCACATCAAAAGTTTATCCCCGCTTACATTCAGGATAACAAGATGATTGATAAGGGATATATCGAACAACTTGAACAAACTTTATCAAAGAACGAAAAGGAAAGACTTTTATATGGGAATTGGGAATATGATTCAGATCCCGCTGCATTAATAGATTACAATAAAATACTCGACATCTTCACCAATACCCACGTTCCTCACGGCAAGAAACACATCACAGCAGATATCGCGCGACTTGGTGGCGATAGAATCGTAATGATTGAGTGGGACGGATGGAAAGGCAAGGTAAAGGCTTGGGATAAAGAACTACTGGACGTTACCGGTGCAAAGATTGAAGAGGCGCGGTATAGGTTACAAATAGGAAATTCTGAAGTATTGGTAGATGAGGACGGGATGGGGGCTGGGATAGTGGATTTCATGAAGTTCAAAGGCTTTGTGAATAACTCCTCACCCCTTGCAGCACCTAACGGCCCGGTGGATGAACAAGGCAATCCAATTAAAGAAAATTATGACAATTTAAAGAGCCAATGTTACTTTCGCATGGCAGAACGCATCAATAGAAACGAATTATATTTGGAATGCGATTCAGAGGAGGTAAAACAGTGGATAATTGAGGAACTCGAACAGGTAAAACAAAAAGCACTCGATAGCGATATGAAAAAAGGTGTCGTTCCAAAAGACAAAGTCAAAGAAATTATTGGGCGCTCGCCCGATTTTTCAGACGCTATCATGATGCGCGAATATTTTGAATTAAAACCAAAAAAAGTATGGGCATGGGCATAAAACAGGCTGTTGCCAAGCTATTTGGCATTAATGCTAAATCCATGTCTATGCAGTCGGCATGGGTGGGCGGTTATCCGGTCTACAACCAGACGGACACCATCCACAACATTAATAACGGGTATGTAGGAAGTGAAGACGTTTATTCGATTGTCAGAAGAATTGCCCGGACAGCCGCCATGATTCCGCTGAAGGTCTACATAGTTAAAGATGACAACGCCCTAAAAGTTTACGAATCTGCCACCCAGCAAAAAAACTATTCTACTCAAAATCTCCTAAGAAAGCAATTCTTAAAAATTAAAGCACTCGAAGAAGTAGCAAACCACCCTCTTCAGGCCCTGTTGGACGCTCCTAACCCGTCTTATCCGGCAACCGAATTCTTTGAAGGGGCTTATACCTTTAGGCTCTTAACGGGTAACACGTATATCCATACTCCTTTACTGGAATTCGGGGTAAACGCAGGTAAACCGATGGAGATGTGGCTTTCCCCCTCACAGTGGACTTCTATCCAGGTAAGCGACGAATGGCCCCGCAGAATCATAGGTTACAGGCTCCAGATGGCAGACTTAATTCCTATTCCGGTGGAAGAAATGATTCATGTACGTTATTTTAACCCTCAATACTCTTATGTCGGAAATGAATTGATCGGTCTTTCACCACTAAGGGCGGGGGCGAAGGTACTTGACAGACAGGCAGCCGAAACCGATTACTCCGTTAACAGCTTTCAGAATTCCGGCATCAGTGGGATCGTATGGAATGAAGCTATGCGAAGTGAAGACGTAGAAACTGGGGCCTTAGGAAAGATGAAAGCCGATTTTTATAACGAAGCGGCGGGAGTTCATAATGCCCGCAAACTCCTCTTTATGGCAGGGAAGATGGGTTATACCCAGATAGGACTTTCACCGGTGGATATGAATATTATCGAATCCGGGAAACTCACTTTTAAGAAACTGTGTAATATTTATGGCGTGTCTGACAGGTTGTTTAATAACGATGCGACCGGCTCGGAAATCTCCGTGGACGTAGCTTATAAAGACCTCTTTACCAACGCAGCCCTTCCGGAAGTGTACGCGTTGAGAGATGCGCTTAACTCATTTTTAGTGCCCAAATTTAAAGAGAAGCTTTATATTGACTGTGACATAACAGGAATTCCGGAACTGCAAGACGATATGCTTGATATGGCCACCGTATTTAATAATCTTCCAGTAATGAACCCCGCGATCATAGCCAAAGCTTTTAATTGGGCTTACGACGAAGATCCGAATATGAATAAGTTCTTTATTAAGCAGGGTTACCAGACTATTGAGGATGCAGTAGCGGGAGCCATACAACCTTTAATTGATACACATGATTACGGAGGAGGAAAATAAAAAAATCGACCAACTTACCGAAAGGTATATCAGGAAGTCAACGTGTGCGCTGACAGAGGCTGCGAATGTAGAATTCCGTAAGGGATTAAAAAAGAGGATCATCGAACTTCTTGAGGCACGCGATAAAACACAACCTTACAATCCGGTACTGCAAAAAAAATGAAATGGATAAGGGAGCATATTACCGTCAATTTGAAAAGTTTCAGCAAAACAGGGAGAAATATTTTACCAAAAAGATACTAAACGCGCTAAACACTCAAATTGAAGAGTTTTTAACGGCGTACAAATCCGGCAGGAATGATCTAATGAGTATAAGCTCCGTTAGTATGCGGGAGGTGTTGAGAGAAATATATCTGGATTCCCGTCATTACGGCTCCTTAGTTTATTCACAACTCCCTAAAGCTCCCAAAAACCAAAAAAGACGCGCTCCAATGGGGTTTAATGAAGCGTTCATCCGAATGATAAATGATTGGTTTGAGGCCAACGTACTGGAAACGATTGAAACGATCACAAACACCACCCGCAAATTAATTAAGGAGGTTCTTCAGCAAGCCACTGAAGAAGGGCGCAATCTAAACTGGATTGAGAGAGAGTTAACCAGCGATGACTTTTCAAAAAACAGGGCACGGCTAATCGCACGTACTGAAACTGTCACTGCTTCCAATAGAGCCTCTTATATGGCAGCAGCCAAAACGGGATTAATGTATAAAAAAGAATGGCTAAGCGCCGGAGATAACAGGGTGCGCCCCGATCATCAAATGGTCAACGGCTCCCGTATAGATATGGAAGATTACTTTATCGTCGGAGATACTAAAATGTTACTCCCGGGTGCAAGGGTGCAGGAAAACGGATTACCAAGTCCGGCGTCGGAAATCTGTAATTGCCGCTGTGTAGTCCTTTACATCCCTGTTCGGGTTAACGGAGCATTAGTCAATTTTGACTATGGATTGTGGCCCGTTGCTGCCTAATTAAATTCCCCTCTCGTTTTAATACTTTTTCATCCTGAATCGCAAAAACCAATTTTAGTGAAAAGGTATTTTTAGGGTGTGAAAGCAATCTTCTCTTACAAAACGCAAAGCATTAATGCCTCCATCAAAGATGTGGACGGCAAGAAAGGTATTGTTACCGGTTACTTTGCAAAATTTGACAACGTTGATGCTGACGGAGATATAATCCGAAAAGGGGCTTTTACAAAGTCTATCATGGAGACAGGCCCTGCATCAACTCAACCACGTATCAAACATCTCTTAAATCACAACACCAATCAACCGTTGGGGGCATTAGTAACTCTTTCAGAAGATGCTTATGGCCTTAATTACGAATCTCAAATAGGTTCCCATGCTTTAGGGCAGGACTTTATTAAGATGGTCGAATCAAACCTCATAACAGAACATTCTATAGGTTTTCAGGTAATGAAAAGAAACCAACTTCAGGAATATTCAGAATACATGAAAACACCGGATGCCGGATGGTTTGAACTAACTGACCTGAAACTGTGGGAAGGAAGTTCTTTAACTGCGTGGGGTGCCAATCAGCAAACACCTATTACAGGACTGAAGAGCGATAAGAAAGAAGATGTTTTACAGGCTTTGGTTAACCGCCAAAAGAACCTTGAGAAATTCTGCCGCAATTCAACAGCGACAGATGAAACTATTGAACTCTTACTCATTGAATGCAAGCAACTAACTCAACTTATAATTGAAAACACGAAGCAGGTAAAGATTAATTGCCCCCATTGCAAAAAAGATACCCCCGATATAGAATCCGGAATGGGATATATCAAATGTATCAACTGTGGCGAGACATTTAATTCAAAAACCACTTCGCAGCCAGGAATTAAAAACGTGGAAGTTCTTGAAGCATTAAAACAATTTACCAACTCATTAAAAAAATAAAAATGGCAGACGAAAAAGATATTCTGACTAAAGAGGGGCTTATTGAACACCTCACAGAAATGAAAACAGGCTTGGAAACTTCCCTGAAAACAGAAGTTAAAGCAGAAGTGGTGGATTCCATCAAAGAAAAAATGGAAGCTATCGACGCTATGGCAATCACTGTAAAAGAATTACAGGACAGCGCAACCAAACCGGAAGTTCTTGCAAAATTGCAGGAAGACATGGCAACAACCATAAAAGCGTTTGACCTGTTACAATCCCGTGTAAAAGGATTTAAGATTGGCGGCGAAAGGAAATCAATCTTAACAGTAGGTGAAGCATTGGGTGAAAAACTCTCCGCTCCCGGCGCAATTGAAGATATTGAAAAACAACTCAAATCTGCCGGTGGATCTGCTGTGTTGAAACTTGGCCCCGTGTCTTTAAAAGACATGACCGTAGCTTCTACCTTAACAGGTGATCCGGTGGCCACCTACAATCAAAGGCAGGCTATCATCCCGGCACAGAAAGTCAATTTCCGTGATATGATCCCGACAGTTCAAAGTCCAACAGGTCTTTATGTGACTTACAAGGAAAATACCGGAGAAGCAAACAATATCGGGGTTCAAACCGATGGAGCCACCAAAGGGCAAAACGAATACGCACTAACTGAAGTAAAAACTGTCAACAAGTATATCGCTGGTTTTGCAGTATTCACCAAACAGTTGTTAAAGAATCTTCCTTTCATGCAAGGTACTTTAACAAGGATGCTTTTGAGGGATTTCTACAAAGAAGAAAACTCTTACATCTTCACACAGGTTTCAAGCGCAGCATCCGGTTCTACATCTGGTGGAACTTCACCGGACGACATCAAACAGTTGATTACCTTAATCGGTGCGCAGCTTGACACCAACTTCAATGTTTCCTTTGTAGTGGTTTCTAATCAGACTTTAGCCCGTTTGATTTCAGGCACCTACTCAACTGGTTACTATCCCGGTGCTGGTAGTGTGGTTCTTAGCGACGGTCGCGGTCTTACCATTTTTGGAGTGCCTGTTGTGGGTGCTGCATGGGTAACACCTAACTACGCTTTGATGATCGACAGCGAATACCTGGAAAGAGTTGAAGTGGAAGGCTTGAATATCGCATTCTCTTTTGAAGATAGTGTAAACTTCCGTCAAAACAAAGTAACTGCACGTATTGAGTGCTTTGAGGAAGTGAACCTGATGAGATCCGAATCTGCGATCTACATGAATTTGGGAGCATCCTAATATTCTGGAAAAGCAATAATCATAAGCCTGTCTGTTTATTCAGGCAGGCTTTAATTTTTTAAACCATGATCCAATACGATTGTAAGAAAGTGCCTTTTAATGCAGTCTTAGACCTTATATTTAACGACGGAACGCCGACTGAACCCGTAGTAGTGCAGGAAATTAAAGATTACGCCAAGATTGACACCGGAACCGCAGATGATACGATACTTGGTTACCTGATTACCACGGCCCGTCAACAGTGTGAAGACTTTACAGGGATCAGTATTATTCCACGAACTGTAACGGCTGTACTGAATAATAGTTGTGGTGGAATATTCCTTCCTTATTGTCCGTTTAAGACCTTAACAAGCGTCACTGATCAGGATGGAAATGTACTTACAACCGACGATTATAAACTTTCGGGAACAACCTTTCCGCAACTCATTTATCCAAAGTGGGACAGGTTGACTTTAGTCTATACCACAGGGTACGTTAAATTACCACAGGAAATAAAAACTGCGATTTTACAACAAACTTTCTATCTTTACGAAAATAGGGGCGAAAGTGCTGTAATATCCAGAAGTGGTGTTGTAGCAGAACTAACATTGAGCCCGCAGGCGAAAGCCACATTACAAAGATTCAGAAGAGTATAATATGAAGTTGCTTTTTTTATTGCTGGTTTCCTCAAGTGCCTTTGCTCAAAAGGACACTATTATAACACTACCGATACAGGACGGTAAAGTATTCTATGAGAGAGTTTATCAGGATAGCGGCACGAAAAATGATCTTTTTTTAAAGGCAAAAGACGTGTTTTTAAGGCTGCTTCCCGACACGAAGGATGTGATCCAAAATGAAGACAAAGACAACGGAATTATAGCAGGGAAGGGTTATTTTGAAATGCCTCTTTCAGAAGTGAGAAGCACCATTAGAATAATCGTAAAGGATAATAAGTATAAAGTTCAAATGTTTGATTTTTATGTTTCAAGCACCCTTTTAAGAAACCCAACCGAAACACCGATAGAGAAAAATTACAACTTCGCCAAAGAAAAAAAACGAGGCAAGAATTCCCGGGATTCATGGATTGATTTTAATAACAAGGTTCTTTATATTTTTGAAGAGATCGAAACTGAAATGAATAAAAAACTAAGCACAGATTTTTAATGACTGCAAGCGACCTTAATAGATTAATAACTCTCGAAAGTTACAATTATTCCACTAATGGCAGTGGCGGAATAACTCCCGTCTTAGCGGAACAACTCACTAATATTTGGGCTAAGGTCGACGAGTTAAACGGTGGCAATGTAATCAATCAGGGGCAAGATAAGAATTTTGCTGACTTCAGAATAACGATCCGTTACCGGCCGCAGGTAAATGAAAACTGGAACATCGTCTATGAAGGTCAAACCCTCAAGATCAAACAAATGCAACTCGATAACACTGCTTATAAGAGATACATGATTATTTACGCTTCCACCACCTTAGAACAAAGCTGGTCATAATGCCGCTAAGCCTTACGATAGGGAATCTTGACAAAGTACTTGCGGAAATAAAATCTTACCCAAAAGATACTGAAAAGATAATTAACAATGAGTTCACCGTTTTTGCTGTTGAGACTTCCAACCGCGCCAAAGAACTGGCACCGGTTAATGAGGGAGCATTAAGAGAAAGTATCAACTTTGACGTAGGAAATCTTTTTTTGCACGTGGGAGCCTATATTGAGTACGCTGCTTACCTTGAGTTTGGAACAAAGGCTTTTGCGGCAGCTTATGTAGCTTCCCTTCCGGAAGATTGGCAAGCATTCGCAGCCGAACACAAGGGAACCGGTGAAGGTACTTTTGCAGAATTGGTACAGGCTATCATGAAATGGGTGCAACTCAAAGGAATTGCCACAGGAAAGGATATTAATCAGGCATCGTATCTTATCGCCCGAAAAATAGTGAGAGACGGCATCAGGGCACAACCTTTTCTACATCCGGCATTCGAGGAGAATAAACTTAAATTAATAGAAAATTTAAAACGTCAATTAAATGTTAAGTAGCAATCTTGCAGTACGAAAGGCTTATTATGCTACTCTTAGCACCATTCAATACGAAGGTGTTGACGTTCCGGTATTCTGGAACCAGCTACCTACTACGATTGCACCGGGACTTTATATTATTTTCTCGAACATCCGAAACAATGATCAATCCAATAAAGGCGCGTCCGTTACCCAAACAAGTGTTACTGTGTCGGTTTATACAAACTCTCTGAAGTATAACGACGGTCTTGCTGTGGAATCCGTCTCAAATGAAGTCTTAAACAGAATTTATTATAACCCTCAATTCAAACTTCCTTTAGATACTTTTTTTCAGATCACTCAAACAAGGCTCACCTCTGACATCACTAATAATTTTAGTGAGCGCCAAAACATCTACATCGACCGGATTTTAGTCTTTAATCACACCATTTTTCAGAACGTTTCCTAAAAAACGGTTTTACAGGTTATTTATCTTTAAATCCTAAAATTAAAATAATGGGATTACGCAGACAAATTTCCGGTATTGACGTATTACTACAGATCGATCCGCTTGGTGGAACCAACTTCGATTTAGTGGTGTGCCTTACCTCCAACGGGCTGGAACGAACTACTTCAGTGATCGATGCCGCTTCAAAATGTGGCCCTGAAAAACTACCCGGCGTGCGCTCCATTCAGGTACCTTTTGCCTTTAATGATGTTTTGGACGCAAATTCTGGAGAAATCTCCGAAGAAGCCCTCCATGATTTGTGGCAAAACCAGACGATCATAACCTTTAAGTACGGTAAACTGACTCCCGCAGCGGGCGATGTTACCTACACCGGCACAGGTTTTATCTCTGAATTGAAGTCTTCTGCAGCACAAAACGCAGCAGCGTCAACAACTGCTACTATTGAAGTTCAGGGCGACGTGACAAAAGTAAAAACAGGTTCATGAGTTACATCACAATTAACATCGGGGGCAAGGATCGCGGCCTGAAATTCAATCAGGGAGCTTTGGTTACATTTCAGGGAAAGATTGATCCGGATAACGTAGCGGGAACCACAGGTTACGCACTTATCTGGGCCGGACTGAAAGCCAACTGTTATGTGAAGGGAGAAGAATTTACAGAAACCTTTGAAACTGTGTGTGACTGGGTAGACGAACTTCCTGAAGAGGTAATTATGGACGTAGTTAAGACATTCCAGGAAACACAAGCCTACCAGAAGTTGATCCCCGAAGGTAAAAAAAAATCGATGCAAAAGAGTACGAAGCGCAATGCCTTGAAATAGCGTTAGGACGTTTAGGGTGGAGCCCTTACGAATATTATACCAGTAGCCCTTGCGAGTTCTATTATGCTTGCAAGGGCTATTTTGATAAAGAAGAGCAAGACATCATGATATGGCGAAAAGTAGCACAGGCAGCGTCGGCAGGATTTGTAAAGTCGGCAGACTTTGAGGAATTCTGGCCCTCAATAAAGGGGGAGCCGGAAGAAAGCCCGTCATGGAGTGCCACCCCTATTGAGTTACGGAAGAAAATTTTAAAAGAGTTAAGAAAATGAACCCACTTGAGATAGTTGTTACCGGAAATGTTGACGGTGCGAAGTCTGCGCTTCAAACCGTACAAAACGAACTGGGTAAGACAGCCCTTGCCGCTCAAAAGAGTGATTCTGCTAT